AATTTTGCATCCGTATTTAAATTTAAAATAAACTTTTGCATTTTAACTTTTATCGTATCCGGATTTAATTGAGCTGGAAAATTCAATCCAACATACAATAAAGGATTCAAAAAAGATTCAAAGAACCAATTATTTTTAGATTGAAAACCAGTAGGGGTTTGAACACTTGTAATATCTTCAGCACTTTTCTTTAGTGTAGATTTTACAATAGTTCTAAAAGTTCCGTCCGGTAATTGAACACTAGCATCTTTATTATTCAATGCCGACATTTGGGATATGTTTTCATCAAGTCTTTCAATGTCTTTTTTTAAGGCACCGAAACTTGGAATAGTTACTGTTTTGATATTGTCGTTTGCAATATCTTCCAAAGTTAATGTTACTACATCTGAATCACTATTAACAACTGATGAAAGTTTTGTTAAAATTTCGGTGTTGTTTCTTTGTAGTTTTATAAGATTGTCCACAATTGAACTTAAACTATTCTTTACGTCTGACATATCGTTTAATGTATTTTCTTTATATATTTAATTTTATCTTAAAACGTCAACCGTAAATGAATACGTATTGGCGTTTGTACAAATTATTTCAATTATAGGTTTTGTTCCTGATAAATCAACATTGTTTAATTTAGCAATTAACCATTTGTATGCACCTAAGTTTCTTTTATCTTCAGCATCGGTATATATGTAAAGATTTCTAGTATCGGCAAGTGAAAATCCGTTTTCAAAAACAATTCTAAAAACTTGTCCTGTTTTAAACTTTTCAACACTATCATCTATATTTATAGTAACATCGGTATCTATGTTTAATTTTTCAGTTGAATAGTTTTTAAAGTAATTTGTAAACTGACCTAAATTAATTATATTGTTATCAAGTGGATTACTTACTACATTCGGAACAGTTCCGTTGTTGGCATTATAATTCAAATTTGTTGAATTGTTATAACATATAGGAAAATAGTTATATTTTTGAACTATATTACTAGCTATTACTTTTCCGGGAACAGACTTGTCTAATTTCAAACCAGCTCCTTGTACGAAAGGACTTAAATCATATGATAAATCACTTGTCAATTCTCCGGATGCTAATTTGTTTAACCTTGTACTATTATTTCTAATTAATTCAATTATAGTAGTAGGACTTTCTAAGGCAATCAATGCATTTTGTACAGAGGTTTCTAAAGTAGTAATTTTAGCATTCAATTCATCAATAGTTGCTTGATTGAAATAAAACTTTTCTAAATTATCTACTTTAGTAGTTATATCTAATATTGAAAGTTCTTGTGTAACAAAATTTTCTGTTGCGTCTTGTAATTGAACCATTGCGTCCGAAAACAAATCCATAGAAAATGTTGAATAATCATTTATACTTCTTTCTACTCCTACATTATCGGCACTAGTATCAAATTTTATATTTGTTTTTAATGAATATGCATTACCGTTTAATTTAGTTATTGGATTAGGTTTAAATTTAGAAAACGATTTTAATTCTGAACCAGCACTTATAGTTTCTTCGAAATCATCAATAAATAAAACACCATAAAGATTTCTTTTTACTAACGAACCGTCTGATACGTTGAATATATCATAGTAAAGTAATACAGTATTGAATGCAAAATTTTCAGCTTCTGCTGTTGCATTCAATTCTGCAATAGAATTTACATTAGCATTGTTTGTTACTTTAGTATATTTTGCACTATCCCAATCAATGATTGCACCATCCATATTAGATAATTTGACATCGAATGTATTGGTAAAAGTAGTATCGGTTGCAACCTTTATAGTCGTATTTCCTGTTGCCCCAAAGGTATTTTCTGTTGTGTAATAATTCTGACCAGCAGTATCATTAGCATAATATGCTTTGATTGACATTCTCGGGTCTGCAGCTGCAGTTCTACCCTCAACATTTTCTCCTGTTCCTGTCCATTTCAAAGAAGGATTGTAATTATTATCAGAAAGTGTATTGAACAAAACCGTAGGTGTGTTTCCATGTTCTGATGGCATATGTAAGTAAACTTGTGTATATGCTTCCCCTCCTCTGTTGACATTGTTAATTAAGTCAATATCACCTAAATATTTTACTACTCTATTATACGTATCTTTACTGGAATCAGAAAGGTTTTCCGGTTCTTCTATGTACATACTAGGAACATTTGAATCTACATTCAAAGTAGCATTATCAAATCTTATTGCACCTAAATCAGCCAACCATTTCCAAAATATCCTTTCGGTTACGGTTTGATTAGTACTTGTATTGTATAAATTACCATCTGAATTAGTTTTATTGAGAACTAAGTTTTCCCAGTTCAAAACGTAATTTTGAAAACTATTTGCTATAAATGTATTTTGTTGTTGATTTGTACCGAGTAAATCATTAATAACAGAATCACTACTCCAAGAACTTGGTGTTCCTGTATTTGCTCTGTTTCCTAATGCTTGCCAAACTATATTGTTAGAATTACTACTTGGAATATTAACTTTAGGCAAGTCTAAAGCCGCAAATTTACTAAATGTAAATCTAACATTATCATCACTAAAAGTTTTTGCAATATCATTTGCTGCACTGTTAAAAACATAAATTGTTCCACCTTGTGTGCGTAAAGGTCTTAATAGTGGTGTAGCCATATTATTTTATATTAGTTTTATTTATTTAATCAAAGAAAAAAACCTACTAATTGTAGTAGGTTTTAAAATTAAAATTAGTTGTTTTTGTAAACTATATTTTACAAAAAGTGTCATTAATGTAAAAAATAGCTTTACTTAAATGCTATTAAGATATTTGATTGAATCTTTTAATCCTTTTATTCTTACATCTAAGTAATCATCTTCTTCTCCACCTGGAGCTGATTGTTTCCAATCTATATATTCATCTACTATATCTTCAAAAGCAAGAATTGCTCTACCTAATTCAGTTCCTTTTAGTGCTTTCATTGCTTTAGGAGATAATTTTTCTGAATACTGTCTACCAGATTCATCGTAAAATGGATTTGATGTAGCAATTCCACCTCCTATATCTACTGTAAATTCTTCTTTTATATAGAATGTTTTTCCACTATGTAAATCAGCTATGTAATTTTTTAATTTATTAAAAGTCCATTTTTTCTCCGTTTGCTTATTAGTAGGTGAATTATTATAAGACCTTTCATCTTTATTAAAATACTTTACCAGAATAGCGATAGCTTCTTCTCTATTTTTAGGTCTTTCCTTTTCAGGGTTATATCCACTTTCGTTAATTTGTTCGAATTCGTTTAATCCTTTCATTTTTATTTTTTATTTTCTATATTTAATTATCCTAGTTCTACCCAAGCAGTTCCGTTCCAACCTTTGAATTTATTAACCGTAGAATCGAAAGCTATCATATTCTTTGTACCTAAAGATGCACCAAAAGCAGTAAGTTCAGCAGTTGTCATTCTTGGAACTTCTATTCCACTAAATCCAGTTGTACCTATAAAGTGTTTAGTTACAGAGGCAACAGTAAATGGGGTATCAATAATTTTAGAATTGTCTGCACCTAATTGTAAAAAAGAACCATTGGTTGTTGCTTTGAAACTTCCCGATGAAATACTTACATTTCCACCTTGAACATCAACTCCTGAAGTAGTAAGAACAATACCTTCAGTTTTAATAGTTTGATTTGAACCACCTAATCCAGTATTGTCAATCAAACCAATCGTTGTATCAACAACACCTAAAATATTATTGATAGCATCGGTATTTATCTTAAAATTATCATTAATAGTTATTCTATCCGCTGATAATGAATTTGTACCTTGTAATGTTGTAATTGTTATCGCCATCTTTTTTAATTTTAATTTTTATTCGTATGATTTTACTCTAATCAATCCGTTTTTTGTTATAGTTTTTTTATTTCCGTTGGTATCTTCTAATTCTAAAGAAACATCATATTCTCCTTCATCAGTAAAAAGGTATACCATATATTTATTCAACCAACTAAATACTTCTTCTCCTGTTCCAACTTTCGTTATTTTCCACTTAGGATTTTTAAATCCAGGCATCCACGAAATGTCGTAATTAAAATAAATTTGAGTAAATGGCTTTACATCTCTTTGATAGTAAAGAACATCTAAACTATTCCAAGTTGCATTAGTTGTAATACTTCTTGCGTATTTAGTTCCATAAACCTTATTGTATTTAATAATATTAATTTCACCACTTGAATGTATTTTTTTGAATGCCAATATTTTTTCATCATTGTAAGTTGAAGGAGCTGTTGCACCTTGATAAGATTGTACTATATTGAATCCCCATTCACCAAATGGAGAATTTGTATTCAAATCTGTAGCCAATGCTGATAGTGTTTGAATGCTCGATGGAATAGTATAAGATATATTATCAATAGTTATAGATTGGTCTGTAGCTCCTGTTCCACCTATTGCATAAAAATTATTGAAACCGTAAATATCAAAACTTGAACCAGAATCTCCGACAGCACCAAATCCATTCAATGGTGTATTGTATTTTGATATATCATTAATAGAAGAACTACTAAAGAAATATTTTTT